TGCAGCGGCTACAACGTGGAGTGCAAGCACTATGAGGGAAACGATGCTGCTGATACAAAGCATTGTCCCCGGTAGAACGATAGGCAGCCCTGCCCGCAGAAGCGGGGCTGCTTTTTATGTGGCGCGGGGTGCCTTTCTGGTACAGGGGCACTGTGAATGGGGCCGAACCCCATCTGCGCCTGCTTAACGCTTTCCATGAAAGCCGGGCACGGCCATGAAGTCAGCCGCCCGGCACGGCGGAGCGGTGCTGTACAGCAGCGTCCTCCTTTCCGTTCAAGCCCGATGCAAAACCGGGCTGCCGTTCTTGCCGAAGCCGCACCCGCATGGATATGACGGGAACGGGTGCGCCGCAGTGTGAGCGCAGAAACACCCTGTTCAACTTGCTCAGGCCAAAAGCAACAGGCCATTGCAGTGGCCGTCCCGCTCTGTACCTCTCTTACGGAGCGGGTCTGATATGCGAGCGCAGGGTGCCGCCTGTTTCCGATTCCCCATCATCAACAGGCGGGCCGGTTCGATGCCGGCCGTTCGCACAAGAAAAGAGGACAACTATGGAAATCAAATGCTTGACCCAGGACTTCCCGCAGGGAAAACGGGTATACGATGCGGACGGCGTAGCTCCTTCGCTGATGCACACCGCCAGCACCATGCGGTCGCAGGCCATTCTGGTTCGAGGGGGGGCAGCGGCGTGAACGCTGAGAAAGACGTGTGCTGCATTGCATCCACCCAGACTAACGCCGAACGCCTGATGAATACAGCACCAACCCTGAGCCGTGACAAGGACAGAACCATTGTAGGCTACAACTCGTTCTGCCTTGCCGGGAACTTCGTTGATCGAAACACAAACCAAAATGGAAGTGGTGTCCGGGAAAATGCCTCGTTCACGCTGAACACGCAAGACCGTCATGCGGTGGCATACGATGCAAGAAACAGCCGTCTGAATGGCACGGTGAGCGGAACGCTCCAAGCGAAAGAATCAGGGGGATGGAGTTTGAATTACATCAACCCGGTCATTCAGCCGGATGTGCTGCGCCTGCCGGAATGGATCGTGCGCCGCCTGTTGCCGATGGAGTGTGGACGATTGCAGGGCTTTCCAGATGGATGGGGAGAAATTGCACCGCTGGCGAATGAAACGGAAATCCAGTTCTGGCGGGAAGTGTATCTGAGAAACTGCAAGATCAAAGGGCAGAAGCCAAAGAAGATAATTGTACGGGCAGATGGAGCCAGAAGCGATGCCGCTGTGAAGAAATGGCACGACGAGCTGCACAGTCCGTCGGCGGAGTATTCCATGTGGGGCAACGGCATGGCCTTGCCGAATGCCCTGTTCTTCGTCAAAAATGCTTTCCGGGAATTGGGTAAGCCTGCGGCGGAGGTGAAGCTGGGCAGCCTGTTCGATGGAAGCGGGACCATGCCGCTGTGTGCCGTGATGTGCGGCGGGCGGGCTGTGTGGGCAAGCGAAGTGGAGCCTTACCCGATTGCTGTTACCAAGACACACCTGCCGGAGATGCAACACCTCGGCAGTATAACGGACATCAAAGGAAGTCGAATCGAGCCGGTGGACATCATCACCTTCGGTTCTCCTTGCCAAGACCTGAGCATTGCAGGCAAGCGCAAAGGACTGGGTGGCGACCGAAGCTGCCTGTTTTATGAAGCGATCCGGGTCATCCGGGAAATGCTGTCGGCCACCGGCGGAAGGTATCCGCGTTTTGTCATTTGGGAAAATGTGCCGGGCGCACTGTCGTCGCATGGCGGAAAGGATTTTGAAATTGTTCTCAACGAACTTCTGCACCTCAGAGATTTTGCCGGAGGTGGAACAGATAAGCCTATTCGCCAGCATGGACGATGGGCGAAAAGAGCTTCCTACGGAACTGTTGCCTATCGAATTGTCAACGCTCAATACTGGGGAATCCCCCACCGTCGCAGAAGAATATATGCTGTTTGCGATACTCGTGGAGAATCCGCCACGATGGTCACTTTTGAGCGTAACGGCACTGAATGGCATTTTAGACCGCGCCTCCCGGAGGGGGGGCAGACCGTTGCCTGCCTTGCTCCTGACTGCTATTCATGGCATGATCGCATGGTGGCAGCAGGAAAACCCCTGCGGGGGGGGGGCGAACGAGCCTACACCTTGAAAATTCGCCAAGGATGTGAGGGCGGCGGCAAAGGTCCGCTGGTGCAGACCGAACTTTCCGCAACGCTGGCGACACGCCAAGACCAAAGCTTGATCCAACGTGCTGCCGGGTTCGATCTCGGAAATTCTGGCGGAATCGGCTATTCAGAAGAATGCAGCCCGACACTGATGACCGGGGCGGGCGGGAACAAAACGGCTGTGGTTCAAAAATTGGAGGACAGAGAAAATGAGGCCTGATACCCTGTCGAAGCTGGCTGTATCTGCTGCGATTTGCGCGGCGGCTGCCAGCAGCGTTGCCGTTGGGCTGGCAAACAGCCGGATTAACGACCTGGAAATCCAGCGGGATATTTACAAATCCCGCGCGGAGGACTGGGAAGGAACCGCCGGAGTTATCGCCCAGTATGCAGACGATCTGGCGGACGAGTTGAAAATTAGGGGTACGCTGGATAAAAAGTTGGTTGTAGAGTATGCCGGGGTTTTCGAGTGTACCGCATACTGCACCGAGAAATACCAGCACATCTGCGGCACGGGCACGGGGATCACCGCCAGTGGGCAGCCAATCCAAGCGGATGTAACTGTGGCGGCAGACCAGACGCTTCTCCCTTATGGCACGGTGGTCTACATCGAAGATGTTGGAATCCGCATTGTGCAGGACAAGGGCGCAGGGGTACAGGGCAACCATATCGACGTTGCCGTTTCCGGCAGCCATGAAGACGCTTTGAAATGGACAGGCTACGGCGAACACCGGGTCTGGATCATCAAGGAAACAGACTGAAAGGATGGAAAGCAACATGAAGGTAAGAAGAACCGAGAAAATCAAAGTCAACACGTTCCGGGTGGGTGATGTCATTCGCTTTAAGCTGTCCGATGGTGAAAAGGCAGAGATGCTGGCTGTCAAGGAGGAAAAAGACGGTATGATCTTCTGCTTTGCGGACTGCCTGGCAAAGGAATACAGCATGAACGCACAGAACACCAATGCGGGCGGCTGGGATGCCTCCGACTTGAGGAAGAAGCTGAACGGTGAAATCCTTGACCGCTTCCCCCAGAAAATCAGGAAGCTGTTGCTGCCTTTTGAAAACGGAGACCTGCTGCGCCTGCCGACGGAAAAGGAAATCTTCGGCTCAAACCCGTGTGGTGAAGATGAACCCGAAAGCGTGAGCCAATGGAAGCCGATGAAGCAGCGGAAGAATCGCATTGCTTCCCAGGGCTTGAACGGCGGATGGGAATGGTACTGGCTCCAGAATCGGGTGCCGATCTCGGCAGCCGGTTTCGCCGACGCGGGCAACTACGGGAGTTGCACCTGCGACAGCGCCTCGAGTGAGGCTGGTGTCCGCCCCGTCGCCAAGATCAAAAATCCCATATCCGCACCTGCCTGTCAGGTGCGGAACGATGAAGACGAGCAAGAAGGTTGAGGTGAAAAATATGGATGGACTGGTTAAAACGCTTGGTACGGTTCTGCTTCTGCTGGCCGCTACGCTTTGGGCGGCGGTTTTGCTGCTGGTGCCTGCTGCGCTGGTGAAGTTCTGCTGGGGGTATCTGTTTGTATGAGGTACTGTGTCTTACTGAGAGCATCCGACAGACGCGGAACAAAAGAGTGCCTGCAGTATACGCTGGATGCTATCAATACAGAGGAAGCAGCTTGCGAGGCGAAGAAGCAAGCTGCAGAACACTATACAGAATTTGAACTGTTTGATGTTCAATCCATCGGAGAGGTGCGCACATGAAAATTGCAGCGATTGCCAAAGTAATCAAAGACCGTGGCTCATGCCGCCTGTATAGGGTACATGGATCGGACGATCTTGAAACGAAGTTCTACATCGGCACAAATTCTGAAATCTACTCGCTGGAAGGGTTTCCTAAGCCGTGGAGCGAAGCAGAGGTTATGACGATGCTCGGGATCGAGAAAAAGAAATGGGAAGATGTGATATACACCGCATACGACTGCAACACCATTACGGATGTCTGCGGTCTGAACCTCGAAGATGCTGTTCAGAATGAGGTTGAGTGCAAAACCAGCTATATCAACTTGAATATCGGCGGGGCACTTCTTATGGGGCTGACAGACCCGGACGAAAAGGCCATTGACTTCATCGCCGCAAGCAGGCTGGTTCCCGTGATGGACGAGATCAAGAAAAGTGACTATATCAATTACTGCTTGCGGCATACGACGAGTGGTTCCCGGTACTACGTTATCCGGGACGGTATGATCGTGCGGGCAGCACTTCTGCCCATCAATCTGTCCGGCAATTTGCTGGAAACGCTGCAGAAGATGGTGAACATGGCACGGGAAACAGCGAGGCTGTGCAAGACGGAGGACAAAGAGACGGAATGATTTTAGAGAAAGAGGCAATCGAGAAAGCTGTCAACTGGTGGGCGGAGAAGATACTCGAAGCTCGGCCGCACAGCAATGGAGATGATAGCTTCACTTCCATTACTGCGTGTCTCCTTGCTGACATGGGGCGACAGAACATAACATCGGATCAAGCGGATACGTTCAAAAAAGCCTTGGCAAAACGCATGACGGAATACGCGGAAAGTGGGAGGTTCAACCACTTCTCCATTATGAGCGATTACGGTCCGTGCGGGATGCTGATCGATGCTGCCAATGAAGCGGGCATCAGTGCCGCAAACTTCCCGTTCAAGACAACGATGTTTGTTACGGAAAAAGATGGCATTATTGTACGCGATGGCTATGGCGCACCGGCTGTCAAGCTGTGGGGG